CCCCCTGCGGCCCCGTTGCCCCTGTGGTGCCGGTCGCCCCCTGCGGCCCCGTTGCCCCTGTGGTGCCGGTCGCCCCCTGCGGCCCCGTTGCCCCTGTAGTACCGGTCGCCCCCTGCGGCCCCGTTGCCCCTGTAGCACCGTTGGCCCCTGCGACCCCGTTGCCCCTGTAGCACCCGTTGGCCCCTGCGGCCCCGTTGCCCCTGTAGCACCCGTTGGCCCCTGCGGTCCGGTCGCACCATCTGCAACACCAATAATTTCCTTAGCCTGCGCACCAGTCAAAACCTCAGGCTTTCCAGTTCCCGATGTAATACGTCCGATTATGGACGAACTGGCAATATCTTCCAAACTATCCAATGGCACCGGCGCGGCATCAACCACCACAACAAATCGCATCAATTTGCGGTCATATTCAAAGCTCATAACGCAACCTCTTCAACCCCAAAGCCGCCCGAATACTCGCTGAAATTAGGATACGTCAACGCCGTCAAATCGGTAGGATTACCCAAAAATGCCTTAGCAAACCAATTGCTGTCAGGCACAGCGACACCACCAATCGTATGATAATCCGGCAAGCCATCAGCAAAAACCAGCTCTCCAGTTAACCCGATAGTCCGCTGCATGGTATAAACCCCGCCCAAAACTTCGGCTTCCTTAAGATGCTTCCAAACAATCGTGGCCGTGCGTATTACGGGATATTTATAGAAATACTTAGCCCGTTGCTTAGTCGTCTGAATCTCAGAAAAATCCACCACGCCCATAGAAACGTCGCCATACTCAACATTCTGCAGCGGCGCAAACGCATCCCCAACAAACACCCTCCCAAGCTCGACATAGCCTGCCGAATTGCTATGGTCATCAACTGTAACTGTGACCTTATTAGCCTGAATGCCCGCAGCCAACGGATAGACAAACGTCGGCATCATCCCGGCAATCCGCTCATTATCAACAACGGCATATCCAAACGTATGCGCCGACCAATGCGCATCATCAGCGACCAGATAAGGCCAAGGCGAAACTGCCCCAGACCCAAAAACCAACGTCGCACCTTGATAAAAGTTAAGCTCGACGGTCGCCGTCCGCGATAGGTTATGCCCAGCGATAGCCACCATCGCCATGCTCCGCGCCGCCTTGGCCGACAAGTCAACCGTCAGCGTAAAACTGTCAGCAACCGTCGTCCGCGCCTTTTTTGCCAAAATTGACGATTGGATATTAGCCAGCGGCAATGTCGTTTCCCACGTCGTATCACTGCTTAACGCAGCAATATCAATCCGATTACCATACCCTAAAATAACAGCTTTCATCCGTATAGCCTCAGCGTAATAGAATGGTTAACATCATCAATATCGTAGCCAATAACCACAAAATTGCGCCCGGACGAATATCCCAAACGCGGCGTTATCAGGCGGACAGTATCACCGATAACAGGGGTGTATTCCTGCATGTCAAGCGATAAATCAACAAGGTCACGCCGATATTTAACGATACCCATCAGCCTGCTCAAAAGCGCATTAACACTACTTGCAGTCCGTAACAAACTCTCAACCGTCAATGCCAAAGACAAAATATGCCGCGTCAAAACGGCACTATCTGTTGACGTAATTTCACGGTATTGCGTCTTAAGACGCTGCCGCCGCGCACTGGACACATAACCTGCGACCGTTGCTTGTACGCTTTCAATCCGGTCATATTTACAAATCACACTATAAATAGGCAAGCCGTTAGACCCCAAACCTAATGCCAACCGGCTAATCCCTTTAATTTGATAATCATCAATTGTCAGTGACGGTGTGCTGGGCGCCTGCAACAACTGCAAATACAGCGTAGCCCCGATAAAATAGTAATACCCCGCCACACCAGCGGCCAACTTATTAAACAGGTCAAGCGTCGGCGTGGTCGCATCAATATAAAGCCCCACAATGCCCGCTGAATTAAACTCCGTAATCCCGACGCTATCGACCGTAATCCCCGCCTCATCGGCAACCAGGCCGAAAACATCACCCGCTTTATGCACCTGTCCGGTGCCGTCAATCGAAATCGCATCACACGTCACCACGCCAGCCGGTTGCGCAGTCAGCCGCAGATACCCTTCAAATGCCCCCCAAAGCGGGGGGCTAGAACCGACCACCTGAACAACGTCGCCATCACTCAATGCCTCGACCGTCACCCGATCTAGCACAATAACCCCGCCAGTTAACCCAGTGGCCACCGTATAAACCGACAAATGACTGCTAAAAATAACCTTATCGCCACTATTGATAGCCCCAACACCGCTACCGACCGCGATAGTCTTTAAGCCTTTGGCTTGATCGCCATCCACTAAATAATTAGTAGTCTGAATATCCGAAGTGTCTGTATAAAAATTGACGACATCTATGGCCGTGCCATTCGGCACCGCTACGGCCAAACCAGTCAACAGGGTCAAAATGCCGCTGACAATACCGACATCAACCGCGTAAATGGTCGAATGGTTACTAAAAATCACCTCGCTGCCTGCCGGAATATCGCCCAAGCCATTGTGGACAGCTACCGTAGTATCCGCCACCGAATGGCTACCGCTAACAGTAAAATTAGTCAGCCGCACACCGTCGTCATAAACGGCGGTGATCCTGCAATTAGCCAAGTCCGAACATTGATAAATCAGAAGGGAAGAATTAACGAGGATAGGCTGAATATTGCGCACATCGCCAAAGACTTTGGGCTTGACCGTGCCGATAATCGTATCCGCCGTACCCTCCAACCCGGCAGGCAATACGTTATCACCCGCATAAACAGCCATAGGGTGATTATTCGTCAGCGTTTCTTGCAAAGCCCGCAACGAAAAAATCACTGTATTGTCCTGTTCAGACATCTTGCTGACAGTGCCGCTAAACCGCTCAGTCACCGCATCGCCGTCAAAATAGGATATGACCGCACTACGGCCATCCACGGCATAATCGGCCAAATAATCCAGACCACCATCGGCATTAGCCAAGGTGATGTCCCCAACTGAAGCGGATTTGAAAATTGACAACAAACCGCCATCATTTGGCGAAATCGTTATCTGCGCGGGGCCAATAATGCGCTTTTCATAATAGTTGGCATCGGCATCAATAAAGCCAGACTGGCTAAAATACAACGTATGCGCCACATTGCTGCCATCGACCGCGCCAATCACAAATAATATATCCATCCGCTATTTCTCCCTGACTACGCGTAAATTTTGGCGATTAGCTTGCTGCATCAACTCGATTTGTGCCTCCAATGCCGCAATCGCCCGTAAAAATCCCGTCCGCTCAACCGCGACACTTTCCGCCGCCAATTTGTTCAGTTTGCGCAATTCAGCAAGGCATAATTCCAAGGTCTTGGCCGACTTATCTTCCCCAGCAGCATCCGCTTTAACAGGCGCAACGGGATTGCGTAACAGCTCATCTAACCAAACAGGCCGGGCAAACACCACAGATACCGACTGACTAGCCGCATAATCAACCGACTCTTGAGCCGTTAAAACCCGCTCGCCCTTGTGCAGCTCAGCGACATAACCATCAAACGGTACACTCTCTAAACCATCCCGGTGCGACCCATCCAACTTGCTATAATCGACTTTATCATTATATGTGCTGGCCTGATAGGGATGCTTAAGATGCGCCATTAACGCCGACAATTCGCTAAAGCCGCTATTTAAACTCGCAAAACTGACAGCCTTAATTTGATTGGCCCAGGCAGCATTGCCCAAATGGTCGGCAAGGTAATCCGTAGCATCGTTGGCAAACAGACGTACCAGCGGGTCAATATCATCGCCTTGCACCGACCGCGATTGCCCAGCAAACGTATACATTGCCTTCCCATTGCCGCCCCCGCCCGCCAATTTAACGTAAATGTCTGGCAACGTGCCGCCGACCAACGCCTCGATTGTCTTGCCAATGTAAGCAAATTGCGCCCGGACATTTTCAAACCCGCCCGTGCGTAACGAATTGACCACATCGCCGGCATGGCCGCTGCTGGACTGGTAACTTTCGCCGCTGACCACTGCCCCCGTTGCCGAACTGATAACCGCCTCGGCACTAAACGCCGACTTGCTGGTATTGTCACTCCAGCCCAACATCCCTTCCGACTTTTGTGCCGCCGCGCCGACCGCTGCCGCACGGGTGGCAATCGGGGCTTCATACGCTGCCTTCCGGCCACTTTCAATCGCCCCAAACGCTGCTCGGTTCTTATTGTCCGCCGCCAACAAAGCCTGCGCTTCCTGCGCCTTTTGCAGCCCGACCATTGCCGCTGAAAACGCATCCACGGCATCCTTAACGCTTAAGACCGATTGGTTAATCAAACCCAGCGCGGACACTTGCGCGGTGAGCTGATCCAACTGCGCTTGCGCCACGTCCGCCTTACCCGCCGAACTGCTGATGGCTTTAGTAAGCAGGGCCTGTGCATCGGCAAAATCCTTAACATAGCCCATGCCGGAAGCATTATAAGATTTGGATGCCTCCAAATACGCCTGGGTAACGGACTGCAACTGCCCCAGCGCCGTCTCTTTTTGCGCATCGGTGCCGCTGGCCAGCACCGACTTGACCGACAAATACGCCGATTTAGCCGATTGATATTTATCAATCGGATTGGCATTCGATAACGCCCCCGTGACCAACGAATCGCTAAAGCCTTTAAGCTGGGTGACAAAATTCCGGTAAGTATCGACCTGGCCTTTTAACAAATTAGCCGCCGTATCGTAAGAGCTTTTCACCCCATCTTGATAAGTCTTCAAGCCATTTTCGAGTGACGTATAATAAGTATCTGCCGACCCGGCCAATTTGATTAACAGCGAATACCGCTCCCGGTCTTTTGCGTTACTCAGATTCAAGGCTTCAATCAAATCCCGATAACCCGCCCGCGTATCCGGCAAACCCAAGAACACTGACTGCAATTGCCCAGACAGAGTGGCCTGTAGCCGCGCCTGTTTTTCAGTGTCCGTGTAGAATTTATCGTAAAAAGTGGCGAATTGGTCTTGAAACGCCTTCAACCCGCCCGCTGCCTGTGCCAATTCATCGCTGATAGCCATCGCATCAGACCCCATTGATAAGCCGGATTGATGCAAGGCATCACCGACAACAGCCATCTCGCTGACAATTCGCGTGGCCGTCTCCAGCATCCCTTCGCCGATCTGCTGATACTTGCCGACCAGACCGCCGAAAATGTCAGTTGCCATCGTATCAAGGGCGGTCGATAAAACGGCGTTGATTTTCTTGCTGGCATCATCGGCATTCAGTCCGGTCAGGTCGATTTTTAGGGATGGTATGACATAGCCCTTAACCTTTGCGGCCAAATTGCCGCCTAACTGTTCGGCAAGGCTAAGGGACACTTGCCCGGCAGATTGGAATACCTGCCCTAATGATTTAATGACTTTGGCATCCAAATTAGTAAAAATAGTGTCGTAACGGGTTGAATCGCCGAATAAATCCCATGTCCGTGTTTTTACCACATTATATTGTTGCGCCGTTAATGGGTCGCCATTAGCCAAGCTGCCTAGATTTTGGGTAGTTGTTTGGATACCCCTTTCAACTACTGATTTATATCCCCCAGAAAACAGTGCGTTGATTAATAACGGTATCGCAACCACTAAGCCAGCTCCCGAAAGAGCTGATACCGATAACCCCGCCATGATACCTGCGGCGCTGCCTGCCGATGCCGCCGCAAGCCCGCCACCCAATACGCCACCGATAGAGCCAACACCAAGCCCGGCACCTAATATGCCGCTAATACTTGATGGCTGATAATTAAGATTTATGCCCCTATTAGACGTATCTAGCCCCCCCGCCTGGAATAGGGTAGTGATAGTACCTGCCAATGAAGTTTGCAAATTGGCGACCCCGCTATTAATGCCGATCAATTGCGGATATTCCGAAGCATGGATGTCATTCAACGTTTTTACAATGTTGCCGATAGATTGCGATTGTGCCGTGGTGTCGCCCAAAACCGTGCCAGTATCAGGCGAAGATTGGGGTGGTGGTGCAATACTGCTGCCGGCACCGGAAGCGGCATACCCAAGGCTGGCCATGACTGCCAGCATCGCGGTAACTCCGGCAAAGCCAGCCCAGCCGGATTCGCCAAACATAGTTGCCGCGCCTTCCTGTACCTTAACCGCCGTAGCCGTAAAGGAAAGCGCTATTTCCTTTGCCTTCATCGCCATACTGGCAACTGCCAAGACCATTTCAATATCATGAAAAGCCTTAGCGGCGGCAGTTTTCTCGCCGAACATCTGCGCGGCCGCCCCGGCTATTTGCCGCGCCCCGTCCAATTCATAAGCCGTTTTCTCAGCCGTTAATTGTATTTCCCGCTTAGCATATTTATCGGCATTGGTTTGGCCTTCAGCAGTCAATTCGCCATTTTTTGTTTGGCTGGCAATATTTAGCAACTGCATTTTGTGCAATTCCTCCATTGCCCTAGTATTCTGCATAATGCCATTAGTCATGGTTCCCCATGCCCCCACCATCGTATTGATGCCGCCTAACTGCGCATCAAAAACAGAGGATGACACAGAGGCCAACCCTGCCATGCTTTGCTGGGCAGTAGTTAACGATTGGTTATAGCTATCCAAAGCCTTTTTAGCATCATCGGCTTTTTTCTTTCCATCTTCTATGCCGATATTTTTATCATTTTGTGCAATTAAAGGGGCCGCCTTATCGCCTGTGATACCTTTATTTTGCAAACTCCAACGATAATAATCCCGCGCCGATAAGGTAAGCTGCTTATACTTATCAATCAGCGTATCCATCTCGCTTTTTTCTGCCGCCGCCGTTTTTTCTAACGCATTACGATGGTCTTGCTCAGCGGCCAATTGCAATAATTTCAATTGCTGTTTTTCGCTAAACTTATCTAATGCGCCGTTGACAACATCATATTCCAGTGCTGCCGCATGGCTAACATCACCGTGCAAAGCAATTTCCTTTTCCATCTGATAAACTAGCCCCGCATATTCCTTGGCCGTAGCCGCCGCTTCCCTAGCCGCCGCCTTTTCTTCTTTTTGGGTTTCTTTTTTAGCCGCCGTCAATTCCTTTTGTTTATTTTTTTGCTCTTCCTGCAAAGCCAACAGTTTTCCGGCCTCAGCAATCGCCGCATCCTGTTCTTCAGGATTGGTAAACTGGGTTTTGATTTGCTTAATCTGGTATTGCATGGGCGATAAAGTGACTTTATCCTGCTCATCCTTGATTTTTGCCATCCATTTCTGAAATTCGCTCAATTTTGCATCGTTCAGCCTATCCATTTCAGTACGCAAAACGTTTAAACGGTCGATATATTTATCCAGCGGCACTAATCCTTGATTAAAGGCCAAAGTGATGTCGCGGGTATTGGCTATAAAAACCTCAGCCGGCGACCGCATAGAAAGCGTCAGGTCTTTATAATCTTTAACTGTCAACCCAGCTTTTTCAAGCGTTGACCGCCAAGCAATTGTGCCGTTGATATTGTCTTCAATAGCTTTTAAATTAGCTTTATGCGCTTGAGTGATTTGGTCTAAATCCTGCCAATTGCCCGTTAAAATCGCTTTGTTACGTTCCGCACTATATCGACGATCTTCGGATTTTTTGGCAAATACTTCCACGGCTTTAGATGCCGTATCGGCCACGACAGAAAATTGATTCAGCCATTCACCTAATTGGTAACCCATAAACCCGGCAAAGGCCGCATTCAGCAAATTACTGACACTCAATAACGATTTAAAGCTAACGCCCAAACCTGCCGCCGCCAACGCATTGGCTTCTTGGGCGGCGGTCAATTGGCGGGTGGCCGTAGCCTGTGCCGCCTGTGCCGCCGTCACCTCGGCAGACAAAACCGCCTGCCGGGCATCCAATGCGGCTAATTCTGCCGAAGCAATGCCGCGTTGTTGTTCGGCAAACACCAACTCTAATTCGGCTTGGGTACGCAAATGCAAAACGCTAGTGCTTTGTACAGCGGCTTGGGTGGCGGTAAGGGTGGCTTGGGCGCGGGCAATATCCGCTTCAGCGGCAGCTAGGGAAGCAGTGGCTTGGGGGCGTAATGCGTTGATATTAGACTGGGTCGCATACGCCCCTATCAATTGCGCCTCGGCAGCCTGTAACGTAACCTGGGCATTGGCGATCATCGCATCCCGTCCGGCCTGGCTAGTCAACGCCTGCGCTTCTTGGGCGGCAGTCAGTTGCTGGGTAGCTAGGGTCAGCGTACTTTCGGCGGTCGCCAATTCGGCGGTCAACGCCGCTTGCCGCGCATCCAATGCCGATTGCTCGGCAAGCAACACGGTACGGCGTTGCTCGGCAGAGGCTAAATTAAGCTGTGCCGACACGCGGTTATTGATGGCGGTCGTGCTGTTGAGCATGATCGACGTGGCCGCAATCGTCGCATGGGAATGGGCTATCTCCGCCTCTGCCGATTGCAATTGTGCAGCGGCACTTGCCCGCGCCGCTTGGGTACTGATTTCTTGGCCTTGCAGATTAGCGATGGTAGCTTGGCTATTCATCGCCAAGGCTTCGATATGCGCGTAGCTAATGGCCGTCTGCTCAGCTTCAGCCGCTGCCGCACTTTGCATCACCAGCCGGCTTTGATATTGGGCGGCGGCAAAAGCTTGCAAAGCCGCCACGCCACGGATCGCAAAATACAGTGCCGCCGCCTCGCCGACAATAATCAACCCTTCTAAAACTGGTGTTAAATGGTTGGCCAGCATATCAACTCCAGCTGATAACGTGCTGGTAGCTTGATGGGCCTTATTTGCACTGTTGATATAAATCCCGAACTGGGTCTCAACATTATTGAATGCCGCCGACACGCTAACAGGCAAGGCGTTAAATTCAGCGGTCAGTTTTTCCGATTGTGATAAAAGAGCAGGGAATACTTTATCTGTTGTCAGCAACCCCGCTTCCGCCATCGCCCGCAACGCCCCGACATTCACGCCTAAGCCATCGGCCAGCGCATAAGCAAACCGTGCGCCGTTTTCCATCACTGAATTATATTCGTCGCCGCGCAACACGCCGGAAGCCAAAGCCTGTGCAACCTGCCGTGTCAAGCCTTCCTGTTCAGATGTTGCCGTACCTGAGATTTTTAACGACTTAGCCAGAATATCCGTAAAGGCAATGGTATTGCGCACCGAGCCGCCCATCGCCTCGACCGATTTATTGACGCGCGTAAACAGTTGGGCATTGCCCTCAAGTGCCGAATGGGTACTTAAAGAAACATCAATCAACGCTTTGTTAGCAAGTACATAATCAGCGGTGGTCGATGATGCACCTTTAATACGCGCATCAACCAATTGCAATTTGTCGGCATAATCAATTAATTGCTTGCCGCCAAAAAATGCCGCTGTCAGGCCGATCATTGGCAACAACGTATCCCGCACAGACAGCAACGCCCCGCGCAATGCCAAAGTCGAATCATTGGCGGCAACCATGCCGGCATTAATTTGTTGCCCAGCTTGCCGCCCAGTTTGCCCCAAATGATTCAGTTGATTTTGTGCGCCGCCGATGGTGGCAGTCAATTGACCACCATCAGCATTGATGAATAACGTCAGCCTAAGCGGCGCGGGATTTGCCATAAGTCACTTCTATTTAGTCGGTGGTGTCGGCGGTCGGAGGTCGCTAAACGCCCGCAACGCGCCGGATTCCAGCGCCGCGATTTCGTCCAGCAAGTCGCGCTGCTGGGCGCGGCGGGGTTCATATAGGTTTATAACAGCGATAACAGCGGTATAGTCCAGGCCAGTGATGCCCGCAAAACCATGCCGCCATTGGGTTTGTAACAATAAAAACAGATTTAACGCTTTTTGCCCGTCATACCAGATAATAAAATTATCGGCATCAGGCCGTTTAGACTCAGGCGGGGCAATCCCCAGTAACTCAAAATCCGATAAAGCCGCCGTCTTGGCGGGTTTTGTTTGGTTTTGGTTTACCCAGTGATAGCCCGCCTGTTCTAGTTTTTTAACTTAGCCTTTTTGTAATCGGCGGCAGTCATACCGCTTTGCACCGCCATAAAACCGTCGATCAAGCCTTTATGAGCCCACCGGCAATCAAGCAAAGTTTTTTTGGTTTCATCCGTCAATTCCAGCGGCTGGCCAGTATCATCGGCTAAAGGCAACGCCACCAAATTTTCCAGCACAACATCAATAACCGGCTCGTCGCTTTTTAACAATTCGCGCCATGCCTCTGTTTTCATCAGCTTAAATTCAGCTAATGCCGAATGTGTTTTGCTTTTATTGCCGGGTAAGGGCTGAACCATATCAACCAAAATATCCCGCGTGTTTTCCTGCCCTAAAACTAAAGCCATATTTTTACCTACTGACAAATGATTGAAATTTCGTTGTTGCCCGTGCCTTGGGGCAGATACTTGGTATCCATACCCATCATGGCGATACCGTCTTTGTCGGTGTATGACGGGTTGCTCAGTTCCACCAACGGCATATAAAACGCGATTTGGTTGCCGACCGGACCGTGTGCAAACAATAACGACGTGCGGGTAATCGGTGGCCGCATCATGCCCAAAAAGTCAAAGTCATTGGGTGATACCGCTTCAATCGACACGTTGCCCTTCGGCATCCGGTCAGTGATAATCACCGATTCAGACCCCGGCAAATTCCGATGGCTCACTTTATTGCCCACGTCGATAGTGATTTTTTCCATCACCGTATCTTCATAGCCGCCAATAATCACGTTTTTCGTGTTTGCGTAATTGACGGCCAGCGGCTCGACATAGCCAGTGAAATCCACACCCGACGGTGTGCCGCCCTCATACTTATCAACCAACCCCGTAAACGAGAATTTAGCCTTGGGCAAGGCGGCACTGGAGAAATCAAACGACACCGTACCCCGCGCCCCAATGCAAGAATGCAGCACCCCATCCAAATAAAAATACAACGTAACCGACTTATGGCCACTGGAAACAGGCGTATATTTGATATTCGGGTTGATGTAGTAAGCCATACCCGATTTGGGTATCAACGCCCCCGGAAACGGCGGCGTGACCGTGGCGATATTAGTCGCACCGACATAATTGGTGATTAACCGTGAGACATTCAGCTCATACAACGTGCCTACCACAGTCGCAAACCGCAAGTAACTGCTCAATGTCGCTACTTTTGATGTCCCGTCAAAAGACTTAACTAAAGCCCTTTCTTTCAGTTTGAACGTTGATGCAGATGTTGGCGACCACGGCAGCGGGCTATCTAAAGTACATTTGCGTGATGCAGCATCATAAGCAATAATCCGACGCGTCGCATTTACGCCACTTTGCGTAATGGTTAAAAATAAGCCCCACAACGTTGTTGCCGCAATGCCCAAGGATGTCGGTAAATAAATGTAATTGGCCGTTGAAGTCTTAGACCCAGCGCTGACAATCGTCCCCGCAAAATGCTGCACGGAAATACCATGACCGTCCAAATAACTGTCTAAATGTGGGATAGTAAACGCCGTACCGTTAGTCGGTGCCGACCCATAAGCCGCATCAACGGTCGCAACCTTAGTCGTACCGTCATACGCGGTAATCGTATTAGTTTCCGCACCGATGATTAAACTATAGCCGACATAATAATCATCAACCGCCGATGCTGATGTACTCAAAACAATATCAGTATCAGTCGAGCCTGTCCGCACCGTGCTTGATAATTCATTAACGGTAGAGGCCAGTTTAACAGTCAGTTTATTGGTCGATACATCTGGGGCGCGGGCAGATCCTGATTCAGTGGTCAACGCAATCGACAGCCCGGAATAAAAATCATCAACCGCCGACGACGTGTCAGCTAAGATAATAGCAGTCGAGCCGCCGCCTTGGGCATTGGCACTGACACCTGCCGAGGTAATCGTTTCCTGAAATGCGCAGGCTTGCATAAGCCCCGACCATTGCGGCCTGATACCCGGAGAAGGGTATCCAGCCGAATTGCCGCCGATTGCCATCTCCATCTCAATGTCCACAGACATATATTCATCAGCGACAACTGACGAATTGCCGCCCATGAAGCCCTTGACATTTGTCCGCTCGACTACCGTCTGCTTAAGCGGCACTACTGTGATAGTGCTGCACAACATCGCATCAGTACCGCTCGGCACGACACCCGCGCCATAATTGCTTTCCAAGGCTGCCAGCAGCACCCGTTTTTGCATTAATAATGACATTTTTATTTATCCTTATTGGTTTTGGCTGACGTATCAGCAACTGAATGTGCAGCCTTAGCCGCTTTATCTGCCGGAGGATTATCCGCTGCCGGAATAGGTGCAACGGCGGGCATAGACACAGGTGCAACAGGTGCCGCCACATCAGTGGCCAGCATAGTCGTAGGACCAGGTACATTGCCGGAATCACCAGAAGGCAACGGTGGTTGCCTCATCCCCAGCAAAAAATAGCGGTCTAAATCAGGCCGGTATTCGCCCGACTCCCCCCGTGCCTTGTAGTCTTCATGCGTCAAACCGGCATCGGCAGGCGCATCAGTTGTTGCTGGGTTCATAATTTCCTCTTCACTTTAAGTGGGACTTGAATTTCTTTTTGATAGACAGGGTGCTTAACCGCAAAATTGTTTAATGTCTTCGTTGTGCCTAAAAATGTCGCCATCTGGCCAGACCAATCACTGTTAATTGCCTCGATAATTAACGATTCGACAATGGCCAAATTCAGCGCACCCCGTGAAACGTTATCATCAATCGCCGGATCATAAATGCCGATCACTAAGCTGATAAGCTCCAAATCACCGCCTAATTCCCCCCGTGCCGCCATGTTTTCAACATAGCAAATGTAGGGATAGTCATTGACGTTAGGCGCTTCTTTAAAACCAACGATGTGGGTGGCGGATTTGTCATACTGGGCGGTTAAAAAACTATCCAAACCCGCATCCATCGCCAGTTGGTTGCGCAACTCCAGCAAGCCAGTCAGGCTACCGCTGGCCATCAGCCCCTATCCATCCGAATCTGCCCAAAGGCCGCGCCGCCGGCATTGGCGACCCCCAACGCCTCGCGGGTCAATAAATCCGCCAACGTCGCCGCCGTCTGCCCAAACTGCTTGGATTTATCAATCAGCGGAGAGTTTTCCCCAATGGCACCGCTGATAGCCGCCTGCCGTTTTGCCCAGGCGACTGCCAAGGCAGTCAGTGTTGCATTAGGTAAAGACACAGCGTCGGGCGCAATGCCCTTAGCATTCAACTGCAAATCCACATAAACATCGGCATCCGCTAAATGCGCCTCAGTCACTACCAAAGCCGGATCGGCACAATCGGATAAAACGGAATATTTAGCCATAGTCTCTATATATAGTGTGCGAGTACCGACCGCGCCGCATTGCCCATAGCCGTTTCGCGCTGGGCCACGTCGGCAAAGAAAAAGGGCAAAGGGCGGCTACCTTTATGAATTACTGAACGGCGGAAAAAAAACCCACCGCCGCCCGGCTCAGGAATCTTTAAAGCTTTGCGGTCAGCTTTTGGCAAAATCACCCATTGCTGATGCCCTGCCGGAATGCCCGTGCCGCCCTCGACATAAGCGGCAAAATCCGCATTGGCATAGATTTGCGCCCCACCGCCTGTAACAGGCCGCCAATTAATCGACTGTTCCAACTGGCCGTGGTGGGATGCAAACGCATGGCCCCCAGCAATCCAGTCATGAATATCCGTCGTATATTCTTGAGCGGCGGCATTGGCGACATGCTGGGCCACTTGCGGATTGCTCATTGCCGCAAATACAGAAGGAGCGTCACCCTGATCCAGACGGATGTCAAACATAGCTATTTAGCCTTTTTTGCTGGCTTATCTGCCGGATTGGCAGTAGTGCCAGTAGTGCCAGTATCGGCATTGGCATCACCCAATGCACTGGCGGTGGTATCGGCATCGGTATCACCACTATCTAATGTACTGGCGGCGGTATCGGCATTGGCATCACCATCGCCCAATGTACTGGCAGCGGTGTCGGCATTGGCATCACCATCATGCACCGCATCATCGACTGGATTACGTTGACTGATGATATTAACCATCCGCTGGTAACTAGCCGCTGTATCATCAAGGTCACCACCAACCAATGCACCATCGCCAATAACCCCATTGCCGGAGTTTTCGCTTTTAATGGGTTCCCATGGCATTTCAGAATAAAAACCGCTCAGAAGACATTCCCGCGCATCCACAGGCTCACGTTCGATAACGCTGCCGTCTCTGCCATATAGCTTAACCTTTTCCATTAGCAGCAATCCTTGCCAATGAAGGCCGTATAATTGATGCCCGTGGCGATAGTGCCGATCACCTCCGTATAAACACGCACATACCGATAAACCGTGTCGTTTTGCTCATTGGTAAAAGGCACCACAAACCGACCGACTGCTGTGGCGGCATCCGCAGGCGCACCGGCATTGCCCAATTGGATACGGGCAAGGCAGACGCTGCCGCTCGTCATCGCCGCAACGTTAGAGCCTTCCAGGCAGATATTATAAATTTCGTCGCCGGTGGCGATTTCCAGCGCCGATACGTCCAATACCAAGTAGGCATCAACATACCCTGAACCGATGTCTAAAATCGTCGATCCCGCCGCCGATGCCGCTACCAGCCCAGCGGCTTTTAACGCTAATGCAGTGTCATAAGTAAAACGTGAATACTGACCCATAAATTACCCCTTAAACCGTCACAGCCGCATCAGCGATAGACCACAGCCGCGTCACCGCCCGACCGTGCATAACACACAACCCATTAAACCACTCCACACGAGTGCGGTATTTTGGCTCAGACTGCAACAGCCCCAAGTCCTGCACCCGCATCCCGCCATTTTCCAGCCCGGACAACATACCGTCACCAATAGACAGCACATAAATGGACGTGCCGGTTGCCGCTCCGGTATAAGTCGCTTCGCTAAACGGCAAAATGGCATTCAGATCATTATCCAAATCCACCGTCAAAATCGGCAGGTCGTTGTAAACCGTCACCGTCTTGCCAAAGCCATCTTTAGCATAAGTGATAAAACCACCGATTGACGTGTTACGCGCCGCTTGTGTCATCCGTCTGCGCATTGCTTTGCTCATCAGCAAATGCGTTGGGTTCAGCGTTTGGTCAATTGCCTGGTCCAGTTTAGCCAGGGATAGGGCGGTACCGCCCGAAGTCGTTCCGGCAACAATTTTTTGGTTACCCGTAACCCGCATCTGCAAACCGTCAAATTCGAGCGGATTGGTAGTCGAGTCGCCTTTAATAAAAGCTTTTGTCCAAGCAAGACCCAACGCCCGCACTTTCATCGCTTCCTGCACAGCCCGCTGATCCATACCCATCGTCGCCACGATAAACGTATCCACGTCCAGCTCGCCGCCAGCAATAACCAAAGGCTCCGACAAAGGGTTCAAAATGCCCGTCGATGACGTATAAGAGCCATTTACACCCCGGAAACCGATGCCCGGCAAGGTTTCTTCACGGTTGTATTTAAGCGAATTGCCCTGAATAGGCGTAAACGGCAACACCGTCAGAATATCCGACGATCCGGCATACAATTCGATGATAGCGCGGCGGACAGTGTCGCCCGTTTCCAGCTTCGCCGCTTCAATAAGGGTAAGTGACATTATTTAGCTCCCGTGTTACGCGCGGCCTTTAGCCGATCCAAAGGGGTTTTATCCCCATCCTCGCCGGATGCCTTGACAACTACCGTTGCCCCGGCGCCCGAACCCTGCCCACCTGCCGGTTTGGCTAAAAACGGCTTGTCTACAAATAATTGCTTAACAGCCTCCGCCACCGGCTTGCCGCCGATAGTGACCGCCCCGCTGGCCTCATCACAAACGCACTGGCCGCCGAGCAATTGCACGACGATATTGGCATCAAGGGCATCGGTCGCCGCAGCCAATAAGGCGTTATTGATGGCCGTCTGTTGATACTTGCCTTTCCAGCTTTGCGCTTCCGCCACACTCTTTTCTGCCAATGCCTGATAATCGCCATCGGCTTGCAGCTTAGCCTTAGCCAACGCGTCAAAATCTTCATGACCCGTTGCCGCTTTAAGCTGGTTTTTAAATTCTGCCTGCTGTTTTGCCAACGCCGCGCTTACGGCGGCATCGACATCAACGGCCTGCGCCTGGCTTGCCGGAACCGCATCAGCACCTCCACCTCCACCGCTTTCGGCAGTGTAAAGCCCAACAGGCAGCAAAAAAGCCATAATCCTCGGTAAAAATGATATTTTTGATCTGTACATTGTCCTGCCCTTAAAACCAGTTAAAGAAACTAACGTAGGACATAGGATAAACACCGGGCAAAAAAAAACCCCATAGGAACCAGTTCCTATGGGGTCATCGGGTCAATAAATTTATTTCTTACAAAATACACCGAGGATTTTACCCTAAAACACTTCTAAAACTCAATTTAACGCATAATTAACACCCCTAAAAATGCAACGGAGTACGCTAGCCGCACCCTGACGGCAAAAACGCCCCAGCAACGCTTAAATTAAAACTCACTGCTTGGCGACCAATCCCGCCGCCACCGCTTCATTATGCGTCAATATTCCTAATCCGTCTGGCCGGATTAAACTGTCCACCGACACCCCGCCCTTAACCGCATCATTCGCCCAAGCGGGCAACAATTGCACCCGGCGGTCAGGGGGGGCATTTTTGATAAACGTCCCATAATCCCGGTTGCCCCGTTGTTTGACTTGCGACACACGCGGGATCAGCAAGCACATGCAATGCGGATGGGCTTTATGCTTAGGCACGGCTTCTTTAGTCCAAACCCCTTTGCCTAGGCCCATTTCAATGCTGGCATAATAGTCGCAAATGTCAGTAACGGGATGGCTGGACGATAACCGCCATTGGTAGCCGATCACCGTAGCGTCATCTATAGACGACGCAATCACCGCCCGCTGTGCCGCCGTCGCCATTTCTGTGCGCACAATACGCTTTAAATCGTAAAGCTGCTTATCATACGTCCACCACTTGACGGCACCGTCTACTAAGGCCTCATCCCCGGCATCTACCGCCTTTTTAATTTGCTTCAATAGCTGCTCGGCGGCGGTGCGGGTACCGGTGCGGGATAAGCTCTCAATATGCGCGGCAACGTCGTCGACAATACCCAACCATTCTTCTTTCATGGCCGGCGAGTGAATCATCGCCAACGCGTTGTGGTGCAGCTCTTCAACCCAAGTGTCTAAAGAGTCGGAAACAATCTTAAACCGCTGGCCAGCGTTAGCGCGTTCGATTGCCCGCTGCATATCATAAACAACCGTACCGTTCGCCTTGCTAGTAGCGACTCCCTGCGCAAGCTGCTTGGCAACCCCGTCACGCGCCGCATTTGTCCACCGCCATAACCGATCCGATAATGTCAAACCGTCTGGCCAGCGCTCAGCAAAAGCCTCGGCCATCATCGCCATAACAGCCTTAGATTGCATCGTCTCAGCCGTCACCGCCAACCCGGAGCCGACCGCAATCGCCGCCTGCACCGATGACGCAACCGCCGCATTCATCCGGGCCGTATAATCGCGTAAGGCGTTTTGGGCATCCCCCGTTAATTGCCAACCCTCAGCGCGTAATTTATCAGTCAGGTCATTGGCGAACACCGCCGTATCCGCGCCTATCTTGCCCTCTGACTTGATAACCTCCTGGGCCAGGCGTTTGTAAAGCAGCTCATAGTTCATCAGTCATCAGCATTGGTTTCGGCAAGCGTTTTTCCTTGCTCCCAATGTATGCCCAAAATTTGCTGTATTTCACTAAAAGCGACATTTTGCGCTTTATCCCCATTTTGCCGCCGATCAAGGGCAAGATAGTATTTTTTAATTGCTGCCTCAATTAAATCTATTTTCTGATTATCCCCGCCATTTTCAAGCGCCAATTCATCATAACGCTCTAGGCTAAATGCCCAATTAGCATTATGGTCATGCAATCGAGTAGCCAACTGCACAGATAAAAACGGCATTAAGGGATGGACTATGCAATTGTGGATAACATCTTTAATCCATTTCACCATCGGGTTATCGCTTAATACGATTTCCCACCATAAAATAACCCGCAAAAGAAATAAGACACCAAAAGCCGACCACAAGAAGCAGCCAAGAGAAATAAAAAACTCATTCATATTCATCCCCCCCATCCATATCTGCTTTATGCTCTATATTAATAGGCAACTTACCGAAATACTCAATAGCCAGCATCACCCCAATCCGTAGGCCTTTGGCAATATCACTCCCCGCTACAATGTTAATATCTGCAATAGCAATATTGCTATCTTTATGGTCTAAAATTTGTTGCAGTTGCGAGATTCTCTTGCTATGCCAAGATTGCAACCCTTCAATCACTGCCAAAATGTCATTATCTTCCACTCTTATACCCCTGCTTGCTGTTGAATCCGATTACCATACAAATCCCCTTGGGCATCAATATCCTTATCAATTGCCGCCATTGTCGATGCGCTGGCATCATTGCCCAGCACCTGCTTGGCCAGCAGCTTCTTGACGGCCTTATCAAACTCCGCCCCCATTCCCAAAGTGACAGAATCCATCGCAATGCCGATGGCTTTCATGACATCGGCCAAATTAAAATCGGACGGATACGAAATATTGCCCATGAACGTTTCGTTCTGCCACGCATAAACCAATTGGGCAATCTCCACCTCCGCCATTTCGCACATTTCCGCCATGCCGCCTAACGAACTGTTGGCCTCCATAAAGTGAAAACTCAACGCCTCGCCGCTGGCCTTCATGGCCGAGCCGACAAACTCAAGGTTAGCAACCGAATAAATGTCCTCAATAATCGCGGCCATCCTCACCATAAAATGAGTCATCGGGTCAGGCGGCGGGGCAATAAATTCGGGCTTTCCGCCCCCCGCAGGATTATAGGTCAGGCCGTTTTTAGTCCCCATCGTCAACGTTTGCAGACGTTCACGCTCCTTTTCGTCAACCACCGGAAACGTCAACACCGCAAACGCCTGCTGCCGCTCTTGCTCGCGCAATTCGGAGCGGACATTAAACAGCTCCCAATTCAATTGCGCCAAATCGTAAAAAAACGATTGGCTAGCGCTGTCCGTAGGGTTAAGCGGCTTGGCGATATGCAAGCGCACCACCGGCACCCGACCTAAAGTGTGTAGGCCTGATTCGATAGGCTCTAGGCCGGCAAGATCATGGCTAGTAGTCCATGTCGTAGTTGTAAATGTCCGGTAAAGTGTTTTTGTATTGACCAACTCGCTAAAGACCACTTTTGTCCACCGCCCCATGCCGTCTTTTTCTTCATGGACTAACTGGCTTTTTAAGCGCATCGTCAAATAGGGCAAACTTTCATCGGCACGGGTTTTAGCGGCGGTGGCAGGCTTATCGATAATCACATAAACCGTACCCAAAATCATCGCAATCCGCTGATACGTCGATAAAACCGTATCCAATTTACTGCCCAGGCCATCGGCATTCGCCATAAATTTTGTATAAAGGCCATCGACCTCACGGGTCGGTGGCCGTTTCCATAAAAAGCCCATAAAGGTATTGACGATTTTGCGGGCGTAATTGGGATAAACCGCCAGATTTTTACGCTTAATAAAATCGTCATCATCCTCACGCGCATGGGGAATCAGATAATAGCCCAGAGCGTAGCCGCCCAAGCCAGAATAGGAATCCAACAAAAATTGGTCATTCGCTTTATAAAGCGTTGTTTGTGTTGCGGTGGTCATAAATATCCTAAAGACAAAAGACGCGCCGGAGCGCGTCTTTAAAAACAGGCAAGTTAAGCGTTGTGCAGTTCAAACATATCCGGGGAACGGGGATACAACATAAACCGCCGCAACACATAATAGTTAAACGCCAGCCCCACAACCTGTGACCGGGCATAAATCACCCGCTGGACCGATCGCCAACGGCAACGCCCTAACGGATCAGGTTCGGGATCTGGCTTGAAAAGCCATTCAAGCCGCCGACACCATAACAAAAAAGGCATGAACAATACCCACATAGGCAAAGAATAGAGACAACGCATAACAACTCCAACTTAAAGGCGGCAACCAAGCCTGCGCCGCCAAAACAGGCTACAAAAACTTAAACTTCACCGGTACAAAAGCGGGGCCGCTAACACCAGAGCTGGCGGCATGGACACCCAAAGCCAATGCCCAAAACCTGTCAGCATGGCCGTTTTCCGACCGCTCCGCCGTAAACCGGATATTGCCCGCCGCCGTCGTCACTTTAGTGACCGCCCGTAAATCGGCGCGGATTTCCGGCTTATAAGGTATACGCAGTTTTCTGTCTTCCATAGCCCCACGCACCGGATATGCCAACTCTTCCTTAACCCGCCCCGAAAACGTCAAACACTCGATTTTATACTTACCGAACTTAGCCTGGGCATCATCGCCCCAGCCAATCCCTAGCCCGGTATAGTCGATGCAAACCCGATCCATCAAGGCCATCGCCGGCCACAGCACCTTTTCTTGGTCGCCCTTGGTCATCGCCTTCAACTCGATCACTTTGCGGGTATACAGCACATCCCCCAACAGCTCAAACACCCATAAAACCGTCAAATCCTTCTTACGGCCAATATCCAAGCCGGCAAACAATTTAGCCCCGCGCCGTCTTGACTCGGCTAAGTCAACTTCCCAAACCTCATCCGCGCCATACTCGCAGCGGGCAATCAGGTCATATTCCAAAAAGGCGGTATCATCGTCCGCCGGATCGCACATGTATTCCTGCTGAAAGCTTTCCTCATCCGCACAGCCTGACTTGATAAAGTCAAAATACTCGGCCTCATCCATCGCCTGCACTTCATGGTCAGCGGGTAGGGCTTTTTGCAGCTTGTATAAAAAACCATCATTTAACGCATCCGCCAGCGTGATCCGGTGCAGGCTGATTTTTTTCGGATTGCCACCTTCGCGGATTTCCCTGATTAACAGATTAAAAAAATTCTGACTGCCCCGGTGGGTGCTGATAATCTCCATAGAGCCGCCCCAGGTGATACCAGGGTAAGCAATCGACCACAGCTTGCGTGGGTCAGGGTGCAAAGCAAATTCGTCCAGGATACGCCCACCGCGCTTACCCGCTTGGGCATCTGGATTGGACGACATCGAATGGATACGCTTGCCGCTGGAAAACTCCAGCACATACGCAGTGATTTTATTTTTGTCATCGATGACCTTTTCGCCCAAGTCCTGGGCGGCAAGGTTCAGCACCTTAGCCCACATCTTGCAATCTTCGATAAACAACCGGGCTTGCAGATCATCACGCGAAGACACCCACTGATCCCAACGGGTGCCAACCATCGCCACCCGCTCATCAGCCGCATAGGCCGTTGACCAACTAATCCCGATCTGCCTCCCTTTCTCCATCAGCTTCAGCCGCGATTTGTCCTTAATCCAGCGTTCCTGACCGCCTAAAAATAGCCCCTTAGGATTGGCGGGTATCACCTTGGCCGCGCCTTTTTTCTTCGGCGAGGCCATTATTCGGCCATCCCCAATACATCACGGCGGATACGGGCAATAGTCTCTTCAGATACGCCCGCATCTTTAGCGGATTTAGTTGCAGCTTCGGCTGCTTCCAACTTGGCTTGTTCGCGTATTTCATGCTCAAAATCGCGCTTCCATTTCGCGCTGCCCACTGCCGACCGGTTTAAATTTGCCCCTGCCGTGATGATCCGTGGCATGAATTTCAAACGTTCCTGCATCGTCAAATCTGATGCCGACTCCAAAATATCCAGCAACTGGTCTAAAGAGGCCATCTCGCTCAATTCTAACAGCGCGGCCTTTTCATCATCAGTGGTGCCGCGTAACGTCTTGGCGATTTCCAGCCGCTCACGGGCGCGGGCAGTTGCCCGTTCCATCTTGTCCTTTAAGCCTTTGCTGTACACGCCCAATGATGACTTGCTAACTTCATAACCTTGTTCGCCCAGCCATGCCGATAATGCCACCAAGTCCCCAAAACCGGAGCCAAACAGCTTTTGGTTTAGTTCATCGCGAACGCCATCGGGCATGGTGTCAAATATCGAGCGTGGCGGCATTATTTTGGCTCCGGCAAGGCAATGCCTGGGTTTTTTGACAGACCTTGCCGTACATCATTGCCCTGAGCCGTTAAGGTGGCCATCCATATCCCATCAGGATGCTTACAATACACCAAGCCTTGTTCACCCAACCATTGCAAATCTGCCCGCAAGACATCAGTGCCGACCGCTTGGCCTTGCTCGGCTAGCCCTATCTTAATGGCATGTTCATGCAGCGTATAAGACGGTGCGTCGCTCAATCTTTCTAAAATCGCCAAGCGGCGAAATTTCGTCATTTCTTCGTTATAGCCACTCATCATCAGTCCTTACTATGGTTACGCCAGAAAGTGTCCATCCGGTTCAACAGTTCATTAACGCCTTTTAATTGCCCAGAAACGCTGGAAACGTTGCTGGATAAAGCACTAAGGTTTTCTGATACCCTGCGGATTTCATCATAGACCTTAGCCAAATCATCATGGTTTGGCTTGCTGTCAACAACAGGCTTAATCCCTGACAATTCACGGCCATGCTTGTTAAATTCAGTCCACAGCGCATTAATTTCCTTTTCAATTTTGTTTTTATGCGAGTCCAATTCTTCTTGTGCGACCTTATGCCTGCTACTGATAGAGTTAAATAGGCTTAACACAAAATTACAGACCAAAAACACCAGCACCCAATTGATTTGATCCATTACCTTCTCCGTTCCAGCAACTCTTCAACTGCCTTGCACCCAATACACAACGTCACGCCCGGCAAAGCTTGGCGGCGGGCCAGCGGAATATCATTGCCGCAACTTTCGCAAAACGCCGCCGACTCTCCGCCCATCGCTTGGCCTTGCTGATGGCGCAACAAAGACAAAGTTTGAAAACGTTCGGTCTCCAGCGCTGCCCGTTCGTCGTCCGTCATCTATTGGCCTATCTTCTCGATCTTGTGGCCAATGCCTAAGATACCCAGCCCATTAACAACAAACTGCATCCCGGCATCGGCCTCATGCAAACCCAACAAGACACCAATAACGCCATAAAAAATAGCCAGTAATCCCGCCGCTTTTGTCTTCCAACCTGTCATGCCCATAAAAACCTCTCCCAAAAATTGTTATATCGGCTGTATCTGATAAATGCTAAGCCGATCCCCGCCCTGCTTGGCCTGCTTGGCACCGCCATAAACTACCAAAGCCATCGCAACCAAACAGGCCGCATAAACTAAATACAGCAACAGCTTTGCCATAGGGCTTAATCAACCTCCATGTTTCCGGCAATCCGTACTACCCAACCCTTGCCGTACAGCTCCCACTCTTTGCCGCTGATAGTCGAGATAAACCGCAACCGCTCAGCGTTAAAGAGCTTATCCAGGCGTTGCGCGTCCATTGCCTGAGCCGTCGCTAAAGTCACAGGGCCGATAACACCATCGGCGACTACCCCAATAGCCGCTTGCAAAATCTTTTTAGCACGGGCAACCCCAGAATTAACGGCGGTATCAAACACATCAAACCGGATGGACTCCGGCAAATTGTCCGCACCGCACGCATCCCAGTAATCACGCTTATAAATCGCCTGCGCCTGCCCAAGGGTCAAGCCCTTAATATCAATATCAGGGTAGGCCATAGCACTGATGCCATATTTCGTGCCTTTCAACACACCTTTGCCCTGTTTGCCGCCCGTCCAGTTACCACGGTCATTGGTATCATTGGTATAGCCGCCTTCGTTACCGATTAAAAGCTTAAACGCGTCCTCGAATTGCATAACCCTCACCCCCGTAAATTAATGATCGCCGCACCGCCCAACCGCCGCCTTAAGTACCGCAACCTGTCAAAATGATTGGAAACATAAATGCCAACCCAACCCCGCCAAGCCTCAGGAACTTGCCTTAACGCCTTTTGCCGCTCTTCATCGGAACGCAAGGCGATAATTTCGGCGGCGTAATGGCGGGGACGTTTTGACATGGGCTATAGGGTAAATCCAAGGCAAAAAAAAACCCCATAGGAACGCGTTCCTATGGGGTTGTGGTTTATCTAAAAGACTGATTTATGGTAACTTAAAAACGGGCTGGGAGCAATTCTTCAACTGTCCGCGCATACACCGCCAACGACTCGCGGTCTATTTCCCGCGAGACTTTCTTATTATCCACCGGATCGCTCAGGTCGGCCAACATCCTCAACAGATGCCGGGCGGTGCTGATTTTGGTGGCTTCTTCATCAGTCAGTTCCATGATGTTCATGCCAATCTCCCCGCTCTACGCGCATTAAAGATATGTTGGCGCACACAATTGGAGTTTCGCCCGCTGGCTTTGATAATTTCATCACGGGGAATATTGTAACGCGCCATCAGCTCAATGGCTTCAACAGGCACTTTATAGACAGTTTCAGTTTGTGGGGGATTTTTACCGCGATAGAGTGCCAACAGCTCATCTTTTAATAGCGCCAGCTCATCATGCAGACCGTTGATTTCTTCAATCAAGTCAAGATTGGCTATTTCTGTAACGGTGGAGTTGGTGGGCGACTGTTTATGCCGATAATCTTTTAACACCTTAACGGCCCATTTGCGGAAGGCGACCGCCTTAGGCTGCTTGGACAGGAAACCAATCAGCATCACCCCCTCTTCATTGTAGACACGGGTATCATATTGCTTACCGTCAGTTGCGGTCAATTTGACCGTAACTGAATATTCTTCAAGCTCCTCACGATTACGCTCAAAAATTTTACGGATGCTATTGCGAGGGTCATCGGCATATTCCAAGGCTAGACCAATATCTTCACCAGCAATCCATCCTTCGCCATTATGGTCGATCACTGAAATAGGGGTGCCATCGAATTGGAGGTTTTGTAATTGATTATTCATGATAGTCTCTTATGAAAATATATAAAGACCACCGAACAACACTCTCACATGTTGGGCGGCGGACGTAAACGAAGTGTGAGAGACCGTACATAAGAGTAAAACGGCGAGCCGAGGCTCCATCGCTTACGCCCACCAAAACTGATAGACATAAAAAAAGCGCGTCAGGGCGCACTTTACACCCCTTATGTATAAATCAGGCTCTCACACCCGAACCGCCACAATGTGGTGACGGCAGGGAAAATGTAAGCCTAAACTGCGCCTTTGTCAATTCACCCGCTATAATTTAACTTTTGCGGAGCATGACCATGATAAAAAACATATTGCTAATTTCTTTGCTGTCCGCCCCAATGTTGGCGGTTGCGGACATTTATAAATATACGGATGCCGATGGGCGAACGTATTACACATTGGAACCTAAAGCTGGTTACAAAAAATTAATTCCCAAAAAAACTGAAAAAGAGCGTAAAGCAAGGCGTAAAGAAGAGTTACGCCAAGCACAAAAAGCTTACCAAGACAGGGTAGAAGCTACCGCTAGATTTCTTGATGATGTCGAAGCAGCCCGACACAGACATTAATTAAAGTTTTTCAGTAACCAATTCCTAAATCAACGCCCACAAAAAGAATGGGCAACATAGCTTTTCTTACCGCTGGCCGATACCGTATAGCATCCGCCACGCGGCCCAGTGTGGTAACTGCCGTCCGCATTGCCCGGTGCCGGGCTGGCCGATGCCGATTTTTTAGTGCCATGCCGATATTCCCAAGGGGGCAGGGGATTAGGATCTGCCCATAAACCTATCTTTTGCGTTCTGGCTGTCTGTTCCAAATCACCTATGGCCGGATCAGATAAGTATTGGCGGTATGCCCAAGCCAGTCCTTTTTTAACTTGTTCGGCGTTGGCATCAATGCCATCACAATAAACCCGCCCCAAAGTGCGTTTATATCTGTCAGTCCCTTTGTCGTCCACTTTGGCGGTTTTGCCAAAACATAGACCGGACAGCGATTCTTTAGATTTTTGCCCAAATGCCTGCGTTTTTTCAGGGGCATCAATCTCAACCATGCGGATTTTTACCGTTTGGTTTTGCCCGTTTAAGACCGTCAGGGTATCGCCATCCGCCACACCGACAACTTTGCCCGTCCATTCCGCCGCCGCAACGCTCATCGGTAACAGCAAGGCGAGTGCCATCAATTTTAATTTCATACGTCCTGTCCTAAATTAGTTTGGAAGTTTGATTGTAACAACCCCAAAAAACATCCGCTATAAAGGATTACCATTTTCCCCTAATGCCTGTTTAATTTCGGCCAAACAGCGTTGCTTATCCTTTTTTTCTAAAACAGGCTGCTTGGGATTAGGCTCAGCTTGTTTTTTATGGGCGGTTTTCAATCGGGCTTTGAGGTTGCGCTCTTCATTGCGCAATGCCTCCACTTTTTGGGTCAAGTCGCTTTCTTCTTTCCTCAGCCTGTCTAACTGCTCAAACAGCCGGATTTCCTTTTGTGCCACACTATGCAGATAATCAAATGCGTCCAATAATTGACCGCATTCAATACACGCCACCACGCGGCTGTAGCTGTCCACTTCAACTGTGCGGTGGCCGCAATAAGTGGCGCGGCCTTGCGGCGGTTTGGGTTCAAAATACCGGGTGCTATTGCCCGTAAAATCAACGTCGATAATCGTCATATCAGCTTTTAGGGTTTGCTTATTTAGCCACCTTTTAAAAAATCCGCAAACAAATCCAAGTTATCCGGTGGCTTTGCCGACATTATCCGGCGCTTAATCTTGCGGATACCCCGCTCGGTCATCCCGTATTTTACGGCAAGTTGCCCATTGGTCATACCGCCGTTAAATTCGTCCAGGATGGTCTTGTCTTTAACAGCCCGCAGCAACGCCGCGCAACGGTCAAAATCCATCGTTTGATCGCCATAAACCGCCGACAGCTTACCCAAAGCCTCCATCCCGATCAAGCCCGCCAAAAAATGCTTAGGGTGGGCTTTGCTGGGTATCCAAAGATGCTGGCCACCATACGCCTCAACCAATTTTAAGGCCGCAACCATACCCACTACATCGACCAACTCCGTTACGCGCTTAGGCAACAAGCCCAATACCTCATCATCAACGGTCAACATGCGGCCCATCCGTATCTGTCAGTAACGTTTGCAAATCGGCCTGGGCTTGGCAGCGTTCATCCTCCCCCTTTGCGTCCCAAACCTCCCCCAGCCCCGCGATAATCTCACGCAGCCGGCGACGGTTTTTCGCGGCTTTTTCAGGCGGGTAATCTAACAGCAGTTGGCTCGGTGCCGGTTTACGGGCCGGCAACACGGTGCGCAGTTGGTTGGGGCTAGGCCAGCGGTTACACTGGCTGGCCAACAATAAAAACCCCTGCTCTAACCGCTGCCGGTCCGCAGCTTCATTCCAGTCTATCGGCCAACGCTTGATAACCATTACCCAAACCTGTGCCGTTTCGACAATCGTATCGCACCCGGGGCCACCTTCCAGATGCAGCACCAACAACGCTTGCAGGCCTTGGCTGACAGACTTCTTTAACCAATCGTCGTTACCCACCATTGCCAAACTCCGATAAAGCGTTTAATGCCTGTGCAGTCCGCGACTCTTTACCGCCAACCCGCTTTTCCAAAGGGATAACGTGCAGGGCAGGTACAGTAACATCAGCTAACACTTTTTTTAAATAAGTGTGATTCTTCAACGGACTGCCATTTTTATCCCGCAAACTTTCAACTGTCTGCCGCATCGCCTGGGCGACGTGGCTAACGCCCCCCAACGCCAAGGCCTCCCGCGCCAAGTGCAAGGCTTTATCATTTGCCAAATCACGGTGCGGGCTTCGAAATAAGCTTAGATAGCCCACTAAGGCAGTGCCGCTGTCAGTATCCAATTTTGCTAGTATCCCCAACAGCTCCCGCCCGGCCTCATCTGAAACAATGGCATCAAGGCTGATCCGAGCATGGCAGATAGGGCAACGAGTTAATTGCATCCTTCCTCCTGGGCTATTTTTGCCAGTTCAAATGCTTCTGCTGCTGACCCACGCAAATGACCACATATATTATGGTCAGGAGATTGCTTATTAAGCGTGTTATATAACAGTGCAGTGCGGTCGGCATCCAGTACAACCGCGTGGATACCGTCGCTCCAAATCTGCCCAAATAACGCCCCGCCGTTTTCCAGTTGCGCAAATAACGGCTTTAATTGCGCCAACTGTTCGCCAGTCAACGGGATAAGCACATTTTTAAGCTTAGACGCGCTCATTTCGCCACCTTTTTTTGTTTGTTGACCAATGCGGTAGTGATACCGATCAGCTCGGCACCGCTACAAAACTCCAACGCCTGTTTTTTGTACATCCGCATGGCGATCCCGGCGGCATACTCCCAAGACAACTGCATATCCGCCAGCAACGCGCCAATTTTTTGCAGTTGCGCGGCTTTATCGGCGTTGCTGTGCAAATTATGCGGTTTTTTTCCGGCACGTTTGGGAGCGGTAAAAATAACCCCTGCTTGGCGAAAGTGCGCCAGTACGACATCAATGCCCTGGCTATCCAAATCTCTGATTGATGATACCCCCGCGACCTGCTGTAACATTGCACGGTACGTCTCTTCATCCATGCCTAATTGCTTTTTGCCTATATGGATTTTAGCCAAGGCGGCTATGCGTTGGGCAGGGGTTAATTCAGTAGGGCTTTTTTTAGGCATTTTCTACTCCGGCGGCATGTGTTTTTTCAGCCAACCCACTGGCATATTCATCATCAGACAGGCGTTTCACATCTTTGCAATGCTTATTGATGTGCAGCAAAGCGGCGCTGGGTGTCGGAAAAAATGGCTCAGTCATAATATTCTTATCGTAAACGCCATTTTTCTTACACTTCGCTTTGCCATCTAACTTTTCGTAAACTTTAATCGTCTTTTGGCTCAAGCCTCTTTTTTTGTGGCAGTGAAATTTCAAAGCGATTTCAGGTAGCAAAGCCCGATCGGTTTCTTTACACCTAGCCACATCACTGCCTTTTATACGCCCGTCAACAAATACAGCCGTCACCAATTTCCGCTTTACCCGATAATCTTGCAACGCCAGATAATACCCATCGGCAAGCAGATAGATCATTTTATAATGATCCTGAATCTCAGTAGCGGCGCGGGCTATTTCATCTTTGCTAAGATGTGCCATATCACAACCCCGCAATATCCAAAGAAATCTGCTCGTACTTGTTAGTATCGTTAACGCGCTGATACACACGCAGATACCGCTTGCTCTTATTAGGCTGGATGGAATCTTTCAGCACGGCCATCGCCTGGCCCCACTCGGCATCATCAATTTTTAGTTGCAGCAGCCCCAAAACACGCGCCGTGTTGATGTTGCCCGACTTATCGGTGCGGAAAGCATGTTCAACCAAGGCCTTCAGATTATCGTTACTGTTGGCCGTCCAGCGGTGGATGCAGTTGTCGATCAGTTGCTTGGCGATATGCAGCTTTTCGTCCAAGATGATGCTGGTGTCAGCGGCCACCAGCACTTTGTATTTGCCGTCAAAACTGGCCAGCGACAAATTACCTTTTTCACCGCCGATTTTTGTATCGTATTGGTCGGCGGAAATGGCCATAAATGCGGTCACATCAGCAAAGGCCAATTCTTTAAAATCGACCATCAAGTTTTGCAGATCAAGGGCGGCTTGCACGATCCGCTTAACCGTCTCATCCCGCAACAAATCCAAATCCTTAACCATCGACTTAGGCACCAAATGCCCTTGGGCATTGGTCATGTACTCGGTTTTTTCATTCATTCGCATCACCTTCAAATTTTTTTAAGTCCTGCCGGAAGACATAAGTCGCCCAGCCATATAAACCTGCCATCGTAGCCACTACTACCAATAAAAAAGCCACCACGCATTGCAATCCAAATTCAGTCACTGCCTAACTCCCCCGCCGCTTAAGCGCTTGGGCGGTTCTACGGTTCTTATAAACGCGGTGGCAAAAATGCCACCACTCCAACCATTCATAAACCCAGCGCGGCAAAAGGTGGCGGCGATTGACGGCGCGTAACAGCTCACTTTTGCCGCGCCGTCTCATAACAATTCGCTCCAAACGACGCTACAACCGCAAACCGTCGCCATCTTGCGCACCTTGCGTGTTATCCCGTCACCGCTCTGGCCAGCGGACTCGCCATGCAAAAAATCAACCCTGCCGGAGTCACAAACCTCAATCAGTGGCCGCCCCGCATTCAGATCAACCGACTGCACTTCAATGCCCAAGCCGGATAATGTTTGTATCGCCATACAGACCAAATTAGCGCAGTTGCGCATAGACTGCATATTGGGATAATGCGTATGCCTTTTTTTCATAAATCCCCCTTATTGCTTCCAGAGCCGACAAGGGCTACTGAGAAAGCGTACTGCCCAAATTAAATCAAACCCGCTTCCGCTTCTGCTAATACTCGCGGACGCGGGATTGCGGTTTTTTTAAAAATGCCGCTATCTCTTCAGAATCGTAAAGATATTTTGCCCGGCCACCCGTACCACAAACTTTTTCTTTCGGGTAAGGAAAATGGCCATATTTTGACGGCCATGCCCTGACATTTTTTATAGAGCAACCCGCCATTTTTGCGATGCCATCTATATCAATTAACGCCATCAGCACCCCGTCTTAACTGTTTGAGCAGCTGGATCAAATGCGGCATTTTATAGTCGCTAATACTGCCGACACGGCAGCTACCCTTCACATCAATAACAACATCCACACCGCGTAAATACGGCTTTAAGCGTATTAAGGGCTGTTGGCCATCATTCATGGCGCACCCCTTTATGTAGGCAAGTCTGGCAAACATCCCACCAATCCTGCTTGGATTTGCCGCCAAATGGACGCGGCCCCGACGAACGGTTAAAACAATCCGCCCGCTCAAGCTCCCGATCGACGTGAGGGCAATGCACAACATCAATAAAAACCTCAGAAAAGCGTTTCAGCACATGCGCAGGATTAGGGTAACTGCCCGCGCAAATCATGCGGATCGTGCTGCTGTTCTTTACGCCCACCGCTTTCGCTAAGGCTGCTGTACCGATCTCTTCACGTTTTTTCTTAAAAAGCGTTAAAACATCATCAGAATCACTCATAAATCACCCGCTTTATCAGATTGCAGCGGTAAGGTATTGCTACTGTTAGGGTCATAAATGAACCCTTTCGACTTTTGCACCACCGGAGCCTTAGGCCCCAAATCCCTCACAAGCCGATATTCATAACTGCCATTACTTGTCAGCTTTCCGTCCTTGATAAGCACCCGTTCAAATAACCCCGCTTTTGCAAGATCGTTTAGCCAGCGGCGCAGATTTGTGGTTGATTTACCTTCGCTGCCATCGCAAATGGATGCCTGGATTTCGCAAATCGTCATGTTTTTGTTTTTCCGCAATACCCACCATGCTTTATTTCGTAAACCCACCGCCTTGGTGCGGACGACAGGCCGTCGTTTAACTGCCTGCACTATTTCCCCCCCTTCCTCAAGCTACGCATTGCGTCTTCACACAAGACGACTCCCTTAATGTCAGCGGCAGTCAGCTTGGTTTTTTTGTCATGGGCGGCTACGACTTCAAGCGTCCGGCAAGCGCTGCTCAACAAGCGGTACCGCCCCCGTGATTCGTTAAAGGCTTGGGCAATCACGGCATTATCAATCTCGACATCGCACAGCTCCCTTAAGTAAAGGGCGGTATCTTCTAAAGTGGCGGGCTTAAAATCGACCTGTGCCGATATGCGGGTGGCGATATGCGCCAACTTATGTTCGGCAAAACGATGGCGTTCTGAGGTATGGCAAACTAAAATCAATAAAGCCCCGCATTGCTCAGTCACGCGGCGCAGGTACTCGATCACCGCCGCTTTTTTATCTAAGCCGTGCTGGGCTTCATCCAAAATAATTGCCTGCCCGCGCTGTACCATGGCATCAGAAATGGCTTTTTGTTGGTGAAAATCTTTTAAGCCCTGGACACCCAACTCATACGCCAACAAGTTGCGGATGTACGTCAAGGTCATGCCGGGCATCCCCTCGATATAAATGGCATTGCGGTCTGCCCCAAAAAAATCGACGCAGTGGCTTTTGCCCGTACCCGGATCACCCGCCAACAGCACCGCGCGGGCTTCCCGTGCGGCCCCGGATTCGACTTTGGCAACCGCCGCCATAAACGCGGCATGGTTGCTGGTTTTTACATAATGGTTTTTCATGGGTATAATCCTAATCTCTTGATATTGGTTAAAACCGACCGTGCTTCAACACGGTCAGCGCGTTATTTGCGGGGCAGGTCAACGGGGCGGTTCTGTAAAACCGTCACTTTGATGCTGTCTGCCCCGTCTCTCAAATGCCCATCAATGATGGTTGGCGGGCTTATCTTTTGCCAGTGCGCTTCTTGGCCCCGACAAAATACCTTCTGATACCATTGCTTACTGCTAAGGCAAACGATGTGGACAATTTCGCCGCCGTCAGCCTTGTATTCGTAGCCGCATTTCATAAGCTGGCCATACGGTTGCTATGGGTCTGGGTTTTCGCATAATCCGCAAGGCTCATCCATTGGGCGTAATCGATAAGATTGCCCTCCAAATCACCTACCCATACTTGTTCGCCCAAGTCCGTTGCATCCCACGTTACCAACACGTCTTGGCCTTCATAAGCCGCCAATTTTTCAGAGAAAAACAGCTTGTAATTGGCCTCAACAGTGCAGCCTGCACACTTTTTTACGACTGGGTCTTTTACTTCCTTCACCTCAGCTACCATAATCAATCTCCCGTCTTACAGGCTTTTCAGCCTCATCTTCATCAGTGGAAAAATACTTCAGCCACGTTTCCTGTGCGGTCAGTTGCTGAGTTTCTTCCGGTTCTTGTTCTGCCACCTTGGCATAGAGTTCGTCCATTGAAATCTTTGGCGTGACGGCAGGGGCATCAATCGTGTAATCCAGTACCCGCGTGGCCGTGCTTTCAATAATGTCGCCAGCATCCAACCCGGCGCGTTTCTCAACCGTGTCGATTTTCTTTTCCAGTCGGCGGATTTGCGCCAATGCCCGTGTTTCTTGGGCGGCATCCGCCGCCGTCTGCGCACGGTAACGGCAAGCCTCATCAAGCGGGGCTTCACAAATCAACGCCCCCCGTAAGTCCATCACCCACACTTGGCGGTAATCCATGATGTCGTAAGAGACCACCACCTCTTTACCCTCCCAGTGATCCAGTTCTTTGTGCCGGAACCGTGGGCCATCCGCGCCGCCGTAGGGCTTGACCACACCGCGCCGCACAAACTTTTTAGCGCGTGGCCGGAACAAGTCCACCAAGCTTTCTTCGTCCATCGCAACAGGCTTCCAGCCGTTGGCCTTCCATTCCTCCAGGGCTTCCAAGGGGCTTTGATGGCGCATCTTGCCGCTAATGCCATCCCGCACTTTCTTCAAGCTGCTGTGCGGTTTGGCGTTCCACTTGGTGCGTATGTCTTCCAGCCAATCAATGGCCTCCTGATAAGTTTGGAAAACCAGCCCTTTTGACGTTTTCGCCAGCTCTTTGCTGATGTCGGCCACGGCTTGACTATCTTCATTAGCCTTAGCCTTGACCAATTTTGCTGTCAGCTTCTGGGTGCGGCGCAGGGTCAGGCTGTCCATTCCCTTGGCTTGGTAAGTGCCCAGTACCCGGCACTCCTTATCAATCCAAGAGTGGAAGTTTTCTGCAATCCCGTTGGTTTGCCCGCTCCCGACCTTCACCGGATGCGTGATGGTGATGCCTGCCATGTCGGCGATGGACAGCACCGGATTGCCCGTAAACTTCACATTGTTTTTCACGATCTTTGTCGAATCGGTCATCAATATCGCCATAACCCCGCCAAAACGGATGGCATTTTCAATGCCCTTGGCAATCACCTCGGTGTTCTCCGTCAGGCCAATCGAAAAGGGTGGGATAAACCGCGTGGCGACATCATGAAAATCCCAAACTTCGTAGGTCACATACTCGCCCGTGACCGGATGCGGCGCGGTAAAGTGCGTGTTCCAGCCATCGGCGTGGACTTCGTCCCAGGGTTCCATACCGCCTGCCGTGCGTTTTTTGTAATACTGCAAAGCGCGGAGCTGTTGTCCCGTGTGCCGACCTTTCAGCACCTCGCTTTGGCTGAATTTCTCGGTGAAAAAGTCATACACCTGATCGTAAGTCGGCGGCGGTATGAACAGCTTCTGCAATTCCGCCACAACTGCCGTGTAGCAAGGCTTTTGGGGGCGGCAGTACAGGGCGATGGCCACTTCATGCCAGGGCTTGACTGACAAATCCTTGACCCGCGTCATCGGGATGTAATTGCCCTGCGCCTTAAACTTAATCTGCCACTTTTCAACAGTCGATAAACTCAAAACTGACTGGCTTTTAGGGCCGCTTTTCTTGTGGTGGCAACGGCTCAAGGCCGACACTAAAGGGGCGGACAGTTGCCCGTTACGGTGATCGGCATCCAATGCCGCCACCGCTTTTTTCAACGTGCCGGGATAAGCCTCCAGCCAGCGCATAATTGTTTTTATCGCCAAGTCCACATCACGTTGCTTACTCGTATAGCCGCTCAAGTCGTCCGTTTTTACTAACGGCTTAAATGCTTCTATCGTCTCTTGCACCGGTACTGGTATCGTCGCCAAAACGGCATCCGCCTGTTGCTTGCGGTATTTTTCTTGGGCTGATTCCGGCAAACTTGAAAACTCTATTTCATAGCGGAGACCGCCTTTTCCGCCTTTGGCTGAAACTTGGCGGGTAGTGTATTTGCCAACTGATATGCCTTTTTGAACGGCCCGTAAACTGATGCCCAAAAGGTTCGCAACTTCGCTAATTGATAAAAATACACCCATGACATCATTCCCTTATAAATCAATGCTTAAAAGTTGCGAACCTACTCTGCAAGTTCGCAACTTTGGTTCGCAACTCGCTTGTCTGAGTTGCGAACTTTTGTTGCTTCAACAAAAGCCGCTAAATCCACCATAATCAAACGTGCTATGCCCCCGTGAGGGGTACGGTCATCACGTCCAGCCCATCTGCTGACTGTATTAAATACAGTCGTATACTTATATTTGTTAACTTTCGCCCATGCGCACAGATTTGTTCCCTGCGACTGCAAAGCTTCTGCAATTTGCGCTTGCGTTGGTGTCATCATTAATTTATTCTCACTGTAAACATTGAAGATAGTTTATTGATTATTTCTTTGAATATCAAGAAATATTCTTTTAATCACGCGCACGGAGTTTGCTATGACAGATATATGTAATAGATTCAAAAGGATAAGGGAGTATAAAAAGATGTCTATAACCGCTGTCGCCAGCGAATTAGGGGAAAAAAGGCAGCGATTACAAGATATAGAGTCAGGAAAGCAGAAGGTGCCAGAAGATATAATCGTTAAATATATAGATTATTTCAATATTGATGCGAATTGGTTGCTAACTGGTAAAGGCCAGATGCTAAAGAATATGGAATATTCTGAGCTTTCTTCTATGCCAATGCAGGTGCAGGAACAAAAAAATAGCTCCAACATTGATAAAAATACGGGAACTTGGGAACAATTTGCGTTGGTGCCCTTTTATGATGTCGAAGCGTCGGCGGGGTGGGGCAGTCTTGTGGATCAGGAGCTTAAGATAGGTGAAATGGCCTTCAGGAAGGACTGGCTAAGGGCAAGGGGCTTAAAACCAAGCCATTGCGCCTTGATTAAAGCGCGTGGCGATAGCATGGAGCCGACCATCTACGATGGCGATGTGCTTCTGGTAGATACACAGGCAAATACAATCAAAGATGACGCGATTTATATAGTTCATGCTGACCATCACTTGATCATCAAACGCGTCCAACAGGCTCTGGATGGCTCTTTAATCATCATCAGCGATAACAGCCGCTATGAAAACCAGACTATTGGGGCGGAAATGGTAGAAAAAGTGAAAGTGGCGGGGCGTGTAAGGTGGCATGGCCATGAAATCTAAACCGCAACCAATGCGGTGACCAAAATTTTTTTTATACTGAAATCTGTTACAATTGACACACCAAGGCGTGTTGCTAAAGGCGTATTGTCAAAATCGTGTTAAATCAACAAAAATTAACCTCCAAATAAACGCCAAAAACGTAATTTAAGCGTTTTCAACCGCCAAATAAAATCCAAATCGGCAACCCATAAAAATGCCGCTTAACTATTTGATGCTTCAACACTTCCCGCTTAATCCCGCATTATCCCGTTTCCCTCCAAGTATCTCCCTAAAGCACACGA